GGAGACGAAGGCCCAGCCGGTACCGGTTCCGGTCGTGCCGCCTGAGCCTGTCGAGGTTGACCTCGCGCCGATTCTCGAGCGTGTCGCGGCGACTGAAGCGCGGGTGGCTGACTTCAATTACATGCGAGAGCGTGTCGCGGCGGTTGAAGCCAAAGCGCTGCAGCCGGTGCTGGCGCTCCCGCCGGAGGCTGGCATTGACGATCTGCGGGACCGCATCAAGTCGCTGGAGGCTCGGACCGAAGGGCCAAGCCCGACCGACATGGCGGTGGTGGAACTCCGCAAAGAGATCGGCGACCTGAAGGCTGAACTGAAGTTTGAACTGCGCGAGAACTCAGCGCTGCGCGAGCGAGTGGCGGTGCTGGAGTCGAGACCGCCCACGCCAGGACCAGCCGGGGAACAAGGGCCACCGGGACGCGACGGTGTCAATGGCAAGGATGGAACGGCAGGTCTGTCGTATGAAGGCTTCTATCAGGACGGCAAGTCGTACGACGTCGGCCAGATGGTGACGTCTGGCGGATCGTGCTGGCATTGCAACGAGCCGACGACCACGAAACCCGGCGAAGGCTCGAAGGCTTGGCGGTTGATGGTCAAGCGCGGCCGCGATGGCAAGGACGGTCTTAATGCCCCAACGGTACCGGTGGTGAAGATCAATGGCGCTGGTTAGCTTGTCCAACGCGAAGGAACACCTTCGCGAGCCGTTGGACAGCCATGAGAACGACGCGGCCATCCAGCAGAAGGCTGACCAAGCGACGGCCTTGGTACTAGAGCGGTGCAATGGCACGGCGTATTGGCGGCTCGTCACGCCGACGTGGACGCTCGAGAACGTGCCGGCGTCTGTCCAAGCCGGGGTGATGGTCGTCCTGGCACATCTCTGGATGAACCGCGGCGACAACAAGGACGATACGAGCCGCGTCTGGCAGGAAGTCGATCGAGTATTGGCTGGGCATAAGGATCCGGTGATTGCCTGATGGCGAGAACGGATTCGCTGGACCTTGGGAAGTTGCGCCATGCCGTCGATCTGCAGGTGCCTTCAGGGACCAGCGGTGACGGCTACGAGACCGCCGTGCCGTTTATTCCGTGCCAGATTCGCAGTGCCGGCGGGAACGAACTGTTGCGGTTCGGCACGCAGGTGTCGGTGAACGCCTCGGTGATCACGATGCCGTTCCGGTCTGACCTCCGGGCTGACATGCGACTCTATGCGCACGGTCGGTACGAAGGGAAGAAGTACCAAGTGGTGAGCTACGGCGACGAGACCGGCGAAGGCAAGTGGCTCGATGTCTACGTGACGGAGCAGTTGCAGTGAAGGCGAGCTTTAAGTTAGACGGCGCTCGCGGCCTGCAGGATGCGCTGGAGCGTGGCGGCGAGAACATCAAGGCTCGCGTCAGTCGCGCCTGTGAGCAGACCGCTAGAAATGTGCAGCGTGAGGCTCGCGCCCATGCTCCGCATGACAAGTACGACCTTTGGCGGGCGATTCAGGTGTCCGGTAAAGGGCTGAGTTGGCGCGTGGGTCTCGACAACGTGACGTTGACGATGCGTGGTGGCAACAGCGCGCACCAGAATCCATCGGTGTACGGCGTCTGGTACGAGTACGGGTTTAAGACAAAGGACATCGACGCGGTGCCGTACATGAAACCGGCGGCTGATTCTGAGGAACAGGCGCACGTTGAGCGCACGGAAGCGGCGATCAATGGGGCGCTCGGAGGACTCGACTGATGGCCAGCACGCTGGCACTGGGGCCGGTTCACGCCGCGATTCTAGCGAAGCTGAAGGCGTCTCCGGCGCTCACGGCGGTGGTGCCTCCGGCGAACATCTCAGATCAGCCGGCGGCAGGACTCGCCAAGTACGTGCTGGTCGAGGCTGGGGATGAATCTCCGTTCAACACGATGGGTGGCTCGATTGATAGTCCTAAGTGGGGCGGAACGGCGTCGGTCAGGGTCAGGGCGGTCAGCAACTTCAGGGGCGACTCGGAAGTGTTGCTGATCAGCGACCTGATCAAGACGGAACTCGACGGGAAGCCGCTGACGGTCTCAGGCTATCCGACGGCCATCGTGGCGTTTCAAAACGGCGTCGTGATGAAAGACACGATCAACAACATCGTCGTGCGGGAGTTCGTCGGGGTCTTCACGGTCACGGCGCACCAATCGGCATAGGGAGTAGATCACATATGGCTGACTTAACAGTAACGGCAACGACGGTTGTGCCACTGACCGACGCGAGGATTCTGCAAGGCATCGCTGGTGAAGCCATCACCGCAGGACAGTCGCTGTATGTGAAAGCCGCAGACAGCAAACTGTGGAAGGCACAATGCGATGGCACAGTTGAAGAAGCGACCTGCGCCGGAATCGCCTTGAACGGCGCGGCGGCGAACCAGACTGTGGCGTACATCGAAGGCGGATCGCTCAATATTGGGGCGACGACCTCGAAGGCGACGACGTACGTCGTCAGCGCCACGGCTGGCGGGATCGCCCCGCAGGCTGATCTGATTGCGACGAATCGGATCTCGTATGTGGGGTACGCGACTGACACCACCGGCACGCTGGTTCTTAATCGTAGGCTGACCGGTGCCGTCGTCTGACGATGGCCACGACGCTCCAGCAGTTGTTCAGGGCGTGGCTGATCACGATGCAGTCGCAGATCGACGCGATGCTGATCATTCTGGACGCCGTGGAGCTGGCGCAGATGGGCGATGGTCCTACGCCGAATCACGACCAGTCCGAAAGTTTGTCGCAGTGTCCACATCTCGAGACGGTGAACGTGGGCACGTTCGGATCACCGGAGTATCAATGCACGGCGTGCAAGGCGAGCGTTCCGCGCCCGTCGTAAAAGTCGGGATGACGCCTGACACGGTCCACCGGCTCGCGCAAGAGATCCGGTACATGCGAGGCGTGCTGGCGAAAGACGAGGAATGGGCAAGATTGCAGCCCGATAGCGAGACCAGAACTCAACTGTTTCAGATCAATGAGTTTTGGCGAGCGGTGCTGAAGTTCGGAGAGGACCGGTTAAGTCGTAGCTAGGCTAATAGGGCGGTAGCACTCCACGCGATCCTTGATGGAAGCCGGATCGCCCCGCGTGCGCTGAGTAGCCCTCTTGACAACCAAGAGGAGTCACGCGCATGGCCATCAGTGGCATCGGGACCAGTTTCAAACTCGACAACGCCGCCAACGTGCTGACGGACATCAGCACGTACCTCGACGGCATCGACGGATCCAGCGATCAGGACGAGGTGGACGGGACCACCTTCCAGCCCGGTGTCGCGGTCCCAATCAAAAACATCATCCCTGGCTTTGCCACGAAGGGTTTCAGCCTGTCGGGGAAATGGTCTCCCGCGGCTGAGACGTTCTTCTCTGGCATCGAGAGCAAGCAGGGACTGGACTACGAGTACGGGCCTGGGGGCACCGCTGTGGGCCAGACGAAAATTACTGGTCTGTGCTCCTGCCTGTCCTACACCGGCCCACAGTCCAGCGTGGACGGGATCACCACGTTTACCGTTGAACTGCGCGTTAGCTCTCGTACCGTCGGCACGTTCTAGTGTTTCAGTCGTCGGGCAATAAGTCCGATGTCCTGACATGACGTCAGGACCACGGGCGTGGTCACATCGGCGCACCGTCGATCCCATCACGCCAAGGAGCAGGACTCGTGACTAGTGTTTCGTTTCCATTGATTCCCGGCCAGCCGGATGTCCAGTTCCGGTTCACGATCGCGACGTCACGCGAACTGGACCGCGCCTCGACACACGGCATTACCTCGCTCTTGCGAAACGGTCAGACCACTGATGCGCTGGTGCTGATGACCTGTTACGGGTTGAAGCACGCCGATCATCGGATGACCGAGAAGAAGGCCGAGGCCCTCATCCAAACATTTATCGATGACGGCGGCAACGCGGCCAAGTTGCTGTCCGCCTTGACCGATGCCATGCAGGCGTCTGGCGTCTGGGGAAGGGATGACGGCGATGAGCCAAACCCTTCTACGGAGACCAGTCAGAAGGCCGAGACGACGACGGCATGACGGTCTTTGCCCGCTGGGTTGAGCGTATGGAACGAGCCGGGATCGGCTACCTGCGCTTGTCGGCGGTGGAGTTCGGCGACCTGACGCCGCGGGAGTTGTCATGGCGGCTGGATGCGGAGATCCAACGCGAGGATCGCTCGCTCGAGCGGCTCGCGGATCTGGCGCTCTGGCTGATCAACTCGCGCCGACAGAAGGGCCAGAAGTCGTTGACGAAGAAAGACCTGATTAAGCGGAAGGTCTCGGCGCGCTGATGGCTATAACCTCTTTAATTGTAAAAATTGGCGCCAACGACGAATCGATCCAGAAGGCGCTGGCGTCGATCGGCGTCAAGGCCAAGAGTCTCGATGCTGATCTGTCGAAGCTTGGCAACACGCCCGTCGGGACGGCCGCTCAGAAGTCTCTCGAAAAGCTTGAGTCATCCATCAAGAGCGTGACCGAGGACTACCAGCGCATGGCAGACCGCGGGGTCAATGCCGCGCGTGGCCTGGATGCCGTGGGTGGAGCCGCGAAGTTGATGTCAGGCGACCTCGACTCGATGAAGCGGACCATCGATAAAGGTTTGGATGCCTTCAGGGCGTTAGGGAAAGATGCGCCGGCCGATATGCTGCGGGTCCGCAAAGCGATTACGGACCAGCAGGATGCGCTGGCTGGAGCTTCGTCCAGTTGGCAGAGCTTCGTCCGTGGCTTCGACATCCAGCGGGCCATCTCGGATCCGATGGGTACGGCCAAATCTGCCACGCTCGCGTTGTCGGAATCGCTCGGCGGCGCCACGCTC